TACTCTTATTGGGAATACCGTTACCTGCTGGAACCGGACAAGCTCGCATGGTATACGGCGGTCAAGGATCTGCCATCGATCCCCGTCAACATGCCGCCTTTCCCATCACCCACCCGGTTGACTGATAAGGTATTAGCCCTGGAAGCTTTCAGGGCAAAGGTGGAGGAATACTTGAGCAAGTTCCCGACCTGGGAGCCGTGATGATTACCCTGGCAGTCAAGCAGGAGGTATCCGAGGACTGGCTGGCCCGGATGGGTGGTGATCCGACCGGTCGGGAGCGGTTGTGGCAACATCTTGAAAGCGAGATGGGTGCTAACATCATGCAGTACCTGCACGGGAAGAAGACAAGCCGCATGCTATTCGCCAGAGAAGGACTGTACGTGTGAGGATGGGTAATTGGCAAGATATGTACCAGTTTATCATCCAGGCTGAGCTGGAAGAAGTGACTACCATGAAACTTCAGGTGTTTGAACCACCGGAGATAGACTTCAGGGTTGTTCAGTCACCAGGCAAGCGTGGGTTCTGGCAGTGTGGGTACTGTGGACAAACCAACGACTTCGAGAAAGACCTGTGCTGCCGTTTCTGTGGAGGACGCCGTTGAAGAAGAAGCTGGTCAAACAAACCATCAAGCGTATTACTCGCATTGCCAAGAAATGGATGAAACCAATGGGTTTGCTGTGGTGGCGAACCGATTTTGTTTACTTCACGGACAAGAAAACCATCAAGGAGCACCTTGAGGCCAACCCCGGTTTTGTGTGTTTGATGAAAGCCTGGGCTGATTGGAAGTATATGGAAGCCACTGTCGAGTTCAACCTACCTGCTTTGGCTGAACAAAGTGATAGTAAGATCGAAGAAGCCCTAGTGCATGAGTTCACTCATATCTTGGTGCGTGAGATGCGGGAAGGTGATCTGCACCACGAGGAGCGGGTGGTCAGTACACTAGTGCGAGCTTTCTTCTGGAACGGTGGGAGTAAGTTATAATCATTGTGCCAGCGTAGCCTAACGGATAGAGCAGCAGTTCTCTAAACTGTTGGTTGTGGGTTCAAATCCCACCGCTGGCGCAAAAAGGTGGCGCCCTCCAAACTTGGAGGGCGCCTTTGTCATTGGATGCGGCCTACTTCCAGTGTTCGAACCTCCTCGATTGGGTTCTTCTTCGTGAAGAACTTCATGATCAGGTCGTGTGTATAGTTGCTTCCTCGTCCAATTATAAAGCCGGTAAGTACCTGTCCGACTCGGCCAGGTTCGATCAAGTTATCGAGCCCGAGCCACTTGGGGATCAGAGCAACCATATCCAGTTTGTAGATCCAGCATAGGCCAACACCCACTCCCAGGGCGCAGTACATCAGCAGCCACTTGAACTTGGTCCAGCCGAGCTTATCCATCGGTGTCCCGAAGATGTACTCGACCAGCGCTTCCACCACCAGGGATAGGAAGTAGATGATGACCAGCACACCCAGAACTTCTAGAATATCCATTGTGCCCTCCTTTAGGCATCTTTGACATTGGCGTATAACGCCTTCTTTTGAGCCACGGCTTTGGCATGTGAGGAGTGGCGGTACTTGACTCTCCACTTGCCGTTCTTCTTTACCAGTACGTTCTTGCCAACAACCTTGTACGGCATACGACCTCCGTGATTATACTATTTCTTTTTCTTTCGATTGCGTGCCCACTTCTTAGCCTGGATGGCGAAGTTGGCGCGCTTACGCTGCTTGGTGGTAGCACTTTTGTCTTTCATGACTGCATGGGCATGCTCCTGCACACCACGGCCGGCAGCCTTGGCAGACTTGGTGAACTTGCCACGGTTTTTCTTCTTGATCTTGATACCTGACTTGTTAGCCATTGGAACCTCCTTTACCATGGATTCGGATTCAAGTTGCCCTGCCTGATCCAATCGATAGCCTGGATCGGGATAGGGACGCCAACCGTCGTACCACTAATACAGTTGAACCATAACTTGCCATAAGCCACTGTGGTGGTGCTACTCCCGAAGGGTGTCCAGGTTGTGCCGTTCTTGGAGAAGTAGGTGTAGTAGGTGGTATTGGTCCTGGCAATCATAAAGTAGAACGCTTCCCCGTATTGGTTAGGAGCGTGTGACCCAAGGGTGCCTGCTGGGTTGTCAGACCACAAATAACAGGAAGTGGTGGAGTAGACTCTCCAACCCACCCGGATGTAGTCGGTGCCAACGTAGGTGGTGGTGCTATTGTTCAACGAGATCCCCATGGCCTGAGCACCAGCAGCTGGGCTGGGCACACTGGCAGGGGCAGTTGGGGTCGCACATACAATGATAGTCTTGCCAGTGGGCAGAGTATAGTTCTGGTAGAAGTAGACACCAGCGTAATTCACCTGGCACAGAAGCCAGCCGTGACGCGTAGCCAGATCGTAGATGGCAAGCGAGCCAGCTGGTTGTATGATGTTGACTACTCCGGTTGAGCCAGATACTACGGTCCACTTGCTATCCAGGGCGGAGTCTTGAAACTCCTCATCCGGTTCATCGCCGGTGGGTTTGTAGGTCAGGTCAACACTGTCATCCAGATCCTGCCCGGTTTCCAGTGGTGCGCCTCCAGAGTAGGTTTCGGTAGGAGTGGTGGTGGCTACCTGGATAGTGTACAACACCGGACTGCCAGAAGCATAGTCCACAAACACATGATCGCCCACAGAAGGAGCCGGGCCGATTTGTGGGATGCCGTATAGGATCGAGCCATACTCATCCCCCAGCTGGACCGTGGCACAGCCAGGCAGGGAGTCAAGCACGATCCCAGGGATGAGTTTGTTCTTCTGGAGTGCGGAAAGTGAGCGTGACAGACTCATGTTACATGCCTCCCTTGCAGGGTCTCGCTTTCCTGAGTTGGCCTCCAATTGAAACTCAGGTTCTCTGCGATGAAGTATTCACTTACGGTAGTGCCGGTGCCTGAGAGAACGTAGGACAGGTTCACCTTATCACCGATCTCGATTAGGTGGTGCAGGCGGGCATTGGCTGTGTATAGGGTGAGGCCTTCCAGGGCGCGCTGCTGGATTATCTGGGTGATAAAGTCCACGTCCGTATTGATGTTCGGCAGACGCAGGACAGCCGGGGTGAACCCCACATCACTGGCCCAACTGGTGCTCTGGACTAGCTTGGAGTAGGCGTAGTAGGCGGTGATATCACTCATGCCTGGAGTGAACCTGGTTTCCTTGCGGTGGTTGCGAACGCGGTACAGGTTCGAACTTCCCAGGTTGCCAAGGTAGGTATAAGCGACCGCTCCATTGTGACGCGGGAATAACAAGACTGGCCGCTCCTGGATGACAGACGAGATGGCATTAGCCCCGGTGCTTTCCATATCCACCCAGACCGCTTCCCGGTAAGTACCCAGCTCCCGGATGCGGATATTAGTAACGGTGATAGGGCTGGTGGCCTTGAGTTTTACGGGAGTGTTCACCAGGCACTTGGGTGGGGTGGGACAGCATGAGCCGATGCAGTGTATATCATTGTAGACCGAGATAAAGTCATCATGGATGAAGACCCGCAGGTGAGTGATGGCAGCGGTCAGGGAGTATTTCTCCACCAACTTGGTGGCGATGATCGTTCCTCCACCGTCGAAAGCATCTGCACTGTAGAAACCCACGTAGGTGGTGTTGATCGCAACCGTAGCTGACAGGTTGCCTATATTGATATACAGGGTCTTGCCAGTTATATCCGGCAGATCCATTGAAAGGTCCAGACCACCAAAGACTGAGGTTGAGGTCATAAGTCGCTCCAGACAGTAGTCACATTGGTGTCAGTCACCGTGATATCGCCAGGGAATTCAGCCTTGGCGCCCAGCCCTTTGGATAGGGCATCAATGTAGTTGGTCAGGCCCATATCCTCTGTGTCCAGTGAAGAAGCATAGAAACTCTTCAGCCTCAGGGAAGCTGTGCCCTCGAAGATATAGGCCACTGTACCGGGCGGGAAGAAGGTGGATGACTGGCCGGTAGAAGCCCGGACGGTGGTCAGTGCTCCTGTCACCCAGGTATTCACGGACATATCATGACTGTCCGAAACGTCATCCCCTTCCAGGAACCAGCGCGAGCGGTTGAGGGTATATTCCACGGCTCCAGCATTAGTGATGAAAGGTTTCCAGTCTACCTCATGAACCTTGTGAGCGTATCCATCGTCAAAGGCCATGACATATCCGGAATAATCATTGTAGTGGGTGGCGTTGTTCTGCCAGCGGAATAGGGATACTTCAGCTGCCTGTTTGTAACCGTAGAAATGGTTGTCACTGCGATATGGGTTCCAGCTGGTAACGTTGCGGATCTGCCAGGGGCCTTCCGGATCCACGTAAGAGCACATGGTCGTGCCCTTGAGATCATAGGTGGTGTAACCGGTAGCACCTTCGTAGCTGAGGACACAACCATTGAGCAAAACCTGACCGGCGATGCTGAAACCCACACCCTGGGCTTCGTCAGCCGGTGTCTCCTTCCAGGCCAGCAGGGAGGAGTTGTCGGCGCTGAAGCCGACGATAGGGAAGTGCTTGGCGGTCACTTCACCATAGATGCCGATCTTGGGAACAGCCACGGAGGATGACAGCATGCTGCCAAGTCCTGCGTCCCACAGGAAACTGCTGGAGGCGGCGCTCCAGGTGCTGGTGGTGGAGTTTAGCTCGTAGGTGGCAAAGTAGCCATCCCGGTGCTCGAACTTGATCTTGCTGAAGTTGGTGACTGTTACTTTGGGGGAGGTCTCGTAGACCAGGTTTCCGTGCTGGACAACCCGGATAAAGGATTGGATCAGTCCGGAACTAGGGGTGTGCTCGTAGGCTCCGAGGACGTAGTTTTCGGAATCTTCGGCCAGCCCGACAATCCCGTAAATGTAGTAGGACTCGGTTACAGTTGAACTTACCTCAAACCTGGCTATAGCCTGGAAGTTGACTGCGTTATAGGGGCGTTGGGAGAACAGGATGCTCGGGCCGCGCATGTTGGAGGGGTAGCAGAAATCCCAGGTGGTGGAATTGACTGTTTCCGGTATCCACATGGTGGTAGCCAAGGGCCGGACACCCACTCCGTTGTACCACATTGTCAAACGATCTGGCCGGCACCAGGTAGTAGTGTGATCATGGAAGACCACCCCGATGCTTTTGATCTTGTCACCGATCGGCAGGGAACCAGCTCCTATTTGAAAGTCCAAGGGATAGTAGCCAGTAACCGTGGTTCCCAGATAGTATTTTGGCGGGCGGCAATAGGTTGTTCCCATAAGATCGGTTGCCATGACAACTGTCTCATATTCGGTTGAGCCGCGAATGGTCTTGAAGTAAACACCCAGATCATCTACATTCAAGTTGGTTCCGGTCAGGGTGCGGGACCAGGCATAAACATTGACTATACAGTGTTGCGGGTGCATCTCCCATCCCAATGGATTTGTGTCGATGACCAGCGGATAGTCTTTCAGGCTCAGCTCGGCCTTCAGGTCTTCGATCTTGACACATACACTGTGGGTGGCAGTGGTGGCGATATAGTACATGCCCCCACCCTCAGCATAGTTTGAGTTGCTGAAGTCGATATCGATCTCAACCGGTTCCCCAGGCTGAGCGTTGAGGAAGTTGTCAACCAGGTTCAGGTCATCCCGCAGGCACTGTTTGGCAGTCAACTCGACGTAGTTGGGATAAGAAGAACTATTCAGGATAGCCAGGCTGGAATTGGTCAGGGTCAGGTTGGGGGTGCGTATCCCATCTCCAAAGTCATAAGACAGATCTGTGATGATGAACTCACCGGCCTGGATCGGGTAATAGCCAACATCCAGCACTGGCCCAAAATCCACTGTGCAGACATTCCCAACAGCTAGCAGTGAGTTGCCGTAGAAGGCTTCATGGGGATCAGAGAGGGTCATCTGCCAAACATCATTACCGTTGGAAACTGCACCGGTCAGGGAAAGGATGCTTCCGATCGGGATCTCCAGGCTGGAGCAGTGAGCTGGGTCGAGCCAGTAGGAGTAGGCTTCGGACTTATAGCGATCGCCGCTGGCAAAGTAGACCAGGTAGTTACTGGTATCCAGGGCACAGCATACGTGAGCTCCAAGCTTGGAGACCGAACTCCAGCGGTTCATAGCAAAGTAGCGACCATCCGTGCTGGAGTTGATCATTGTCCATGGTGCTCTGGTGGTGTACTCGTCGGTAGTTGTCACGGCTGCGGTGCCATCTGCGCGGGCATAACTACCGACCAGAAAGATGGTGGAGTTGCTGATGAAGGAGTCCTGTACCTGGTAGGTTGACATATCCCTGGGGATGGCTACGAATACATCCGACCAGTAATCATGGGTCTTATCATAGATGCAACCCAACAGATCCCCATCCAGGCGGCTGTAGTAAACATAGATCTTGGAACTCAGCTCGACCGCTGTAAAGTAGATCACATTCTCAGGGGCCGTATCAGCTGGCACTGTTGCAGTGTAAACGTTGTTGTGGCGGGACATAAAACGGTAGGGCATGGTGTGAGTCTGCCAGGTGCCGCTCTTATAATAGACCGTGGGCCGCGTACCGCCGTTGTCTATCCCAAGGTAAACTACCTGGGTCGCATCGGTGGGAGAAACCACTGAAAGGGAACCAGGTTCAACCTCCGCTGCGGTTACATTCTCAACAGTGAGGTTGGTAGCTCCGGGCAGGCAGTAACCGCGTTGGATGATCATGTTGGGTGAGTCAATAAAGAAGACGTAGATGTTTCCCCCACTGTAGCAAATGGCAGGCTTGGCCCATTTGTAAGTGTACTCAGTTACCGTGGCTCCGGAGGTGAAGTTGCCAGCAAACACCCCATTGACGTACTTTTCCAGTACGAGGGTTGTGGGGTTCACCACAACCGATATGAGCTGAGTGCCGGTCCAGACTGCATCCTGAACGATCCGATCCACGTTGTCGTAGGCTGTATCTGTCCCTGACCAGGTGCTGAACCAGATGCGGGTCTTGAAGATTTCCGCTGAACACTGACTGCGGGAACCTTCGCCTTGCTGAGCAGTTTCAATTACGGCATCGTAGTCTCTCGACATATCCTTCTCCTAGGTAGTGGTGGTGCCCATGGCAATCTGAACCTCGACCATGTACCAGGTGTTGTTGCCATCAATGATGGTACAGATAGGTTGCAAGGCTACCTGGGCATTTATAACCTTGCAGTTGGTATGCCAGATACCCCAGTGATCAGTCATGCTGAAGAAGGGTGTGGGATTCGCATTGGGGTTATTGCGCTTCAGGATGGTCTTTAGGCGATCGTACCAGCCATAAGAAGTATCCGAGACAGTGTACGGGACACGCAGGACATAATCAAAGGACTCGTACACCCCACCGTAAGTGATATCGTAAGACCCACTGGCGGTCTTCTCAACGTTGCGGGTGGTCTCGATGACTGGGACCATCTTGACTGCCTTGAACTTGCAGGTATAGCCACCTGTGCTTTCTACAACGGTGATGTATGAATTAGCCATTTAGAACATCCTTATTTCCTTGCTGGTGGTGTCGATAACGTACTTGCCAAGGAGCTCGTTGCCGATGTAGATTTTTATAACGCTGTTTCCTCCAAGCTTGGAGGCGGTCTGTGCATACCTCGGGATGACTTCTCCAGCCCAGGGATCAGACAGCCCACGTGTGATGGCTTGCAGGGTGTTACCTGAGATAATGGAAGTGGGGGTGATGGGGATTGCCACCTCGGGTCCATCCTCGCCAACGATGCGCGGGCTGGTAATTACCCCGCCAATGGCACTGCCACCCTGGATTGGCACCCAGCGTCCCTTTTCCGCATCCCACCTCCAGCCTGCCCCTGGATTGTTACTGCGGTCTGTCAAAGGATCTGAAGCATCAGGTAACTCTCCACCCGTGATATCGTAAAGCTCACGCACGAAGTTGGTGATGATATCCAACACACTGATCATGTTGTTGCCCAACAACTTGGCGTTGCCCGCGGCGATCGATTCCTGGTCGGCCATTTCGAGCAGTTTCTGGTTGGCCTCATAGGTCTTGGTGGCGAAGTAAGCCTGAGCGCCGGCCGCATCCTTTGAGAGTTGGAGTTGTTTCATCTGGTACTCGTACTGGAGCTTGCGCTCGGTTTCCTGAAGCTCAAAGCTCTTTTTGTAGAACTCTTCCTGCTTGGTCATGTACTGGCTTTGCAGGTCGTGCAGGGTCTTGTACTCGGCCTTGGCTTTATCGAACTGCTTCTGCTGGATATCCCACAACTCCTGCTGGCGGGCGCGCTGGATGTCGATCTGTCCTGTTTCCAGGTTGTAGGACATCACATCCCGCCCGCGCTGGCGCTCGGCCAGGCGGCGCTCGCGGCCGCTCATGAAGCGCACATTCTCCTCATAGTCCTCGGTGCTCCACTGGAATTGCAGTCCGCGCATCTGGGACTGGTAGCCCCAATCCTGCTGCGTCCACTGGCGGGTGCGGTTCATCTGCTGTTGCTGTTGCCCGAACTGCCACATCTGGTACTGGTTCTGGATATCGAAAGTCTGTCTCTGATAGCCGAAACCGTACATCTGTTGCTCGTATCCGAGCTGAGCCTGTTGGGTGTTCAGGGCGAAGAACTGCGGCATGTACTCTTCCTGCAGGGCAATACCGCGCAGGGTTGCACCGATGCTTGCCATCTGGCCCTGATAGGAAAACTTGTTAGCGGCCAGCTGGGCGCCCATCGAACCACCCACTACCTGCCCGTTGCTCATGGTGTAACCTGTAACAGCCGCGTTCAGGATCGGGTTATTGGAGAGAGCTGAGCCAGCCCATCCACCACCAGGACCGACCGCGCCGGCACCCCAGACGTTGGCGGTCACCTGTTGGGCAGGGACATTACCCCACTGATAGCTGGTTGTGCCCCATGGTAGACCGGTTTGCTGTCCTTGCAAGTTGATGTCACCAAACATCACTGGAGCAGTGGCTGGCATCCCGGTGCCAGGCCCGCCTGTGCTGGGGATCTGTCCCTGCATGGCGAGGTTAGTCCAGGCGATTGGATTACCGCTGATCAGCTGGCCGTAAAGTTGCTGGTACTGCGGCCCCATCAGATTGTAGCGGGTCACAGCACGCGCGGCGTCCATGCTACCCGAGATAGCTAGAGCTTGGTTTCCATATTCAAGAGCTTGTCTCCACTGTGGGATCTGCTCTCTACGAATACCAGGAATTCCCCTTTCGGGAGCACCCAGGATCTGTTCGGGGATGTACCCAAGCTGGCTAGCTGGTCCAACCAGGGCCAGGCGGGCTTCGGCTGTAGTCAACTCTTTAGGGGTAGCTTTGGCAGCACCCATGCCCACACCCCACTGCAAGCCGCCAGCTTCTACACTCGTGCGCCAGCTCTCCAGCTGTTGCCGGGCTGACACAGCCTGCGGGTTCGTGAAGTCCAGGTTCAGGTTATAGTTGATCCCCATCCCCTGCCACTTCTGCCCGATGGCAGACTCGGTGGCGATCATTTGGGCGATCACCGGTGTTTGGCGATAGATATCCGCAATATCCTCATAGGGTTTAAATGGAGCACCCTCCTGCCAATACTTTCCCCTCAAAGCCAGGCCCATTTCAGGCGATAGTTGAGCCATAAACTGAGCACCGGTCTGGATCTTGGAGAGCCGGACAATATCTTCCCCAACGTATTTGGTGAGGCCTTGCTCCATGGCGCCCTGCAGTTGAGGTGTCAGGATGGCCTGCCCAGCGGCCGCCAGGGCACCAGTGATGTTCTCCATATTGACACCGGCTGTTCGCATGTTGGCCGAGAACTGGATCTGCTCTTGAGTAGGGACAACCCCAGCCTTGGCATACATGGAAGATACCTGTTGAGCGATATCAGGACCATACTGTTTGTAGAAGCCGGAGACTGACTCTCCGGTAATGCCAGCCGTGATGAGATCGGGACGGTTCCTTAGACTGGTAGTGAGCGGGACACCGGAAGTCCTTTGTTGGGTAATGGCATTTTGCAAGAGCGCCATATCAACCTTTTCCTGAGTAGTGCCGAACAGGTTGACTTTCATAGTGTTCCAGGCGAACTTGCTATCACCATAAACATCGGTGGCGGCGCCTGTCAGGGCTGTGCCAGGGTCCATCCTGGTTCCAGCCACCATAAGACCGGTCGCCCCAATGACACCTGCAGCGGCACCTATCCCGATCCCAACCGGTCCAGTCATGGCAATTGCGGCGGGTGTGCCAGCCGTAAGCATTGAACCAAGCCACAGGGACATCATCGATCCAGCAACTGCGCCTGCACCGACACCGCCTATATCTCGGGCCACGGAAGGAGCATTGGCACCAAGGCGCTGGATAGCCGCGCCAGCACCACCACCGTAAGCGATCTGAGCCTGCCGGACTACATTGGCAGTGGACTCATAGGGCATGGCCCCAGGAACGTAGCCCAACAGTCCTTGAGCTGATTGGGATAGAAACTGGTCGGCTTGCTGTTGGCCGTATTCCATAAAGCCCAGCGGCATCTGCGCCAGGCGGGACATATACATCAGACCCCAGCCACCTAGTACGTTGCGGGCCATGTGTCCCAGGGTAGCACCTGAGATACCGCCGCCCCGACCTTCCATCTCAAAAGCCTTGAGCCTACCTTCGGCTTTGGAGACTGCTTCCCCGGCTTCACCGTACTTGTAAAGCAAGTCTGTCATGGTCGCCCGAGGGACCTCTTCGATACCACCCCATTGGGCGATAGTTTCATCCAGGATTGCTTTAGCCGCTCTTTGCCTTGGCATCAGGTTCTTGGCGATATCCTGCTTAGTGAGCTCGACGTTATACTCACGCTCAGCCTTGGCACGTTCTCCCACAGACTTGCTGGAGTCATTCATGGTCTGGGCAAGCTCTTTGATCCTGGCATTGAACTTGTCGATTGTTTCAACCGACTCTTTGACCTCCTTCATACTCATCGTGCCTTCTTCGGCAGCTTTGGAAGGTCTCTCCAGACCCAGGGCAGCTTTGCCCTCCTGCAAAAGACGACCGGCCATGGCGGCCTGTCCCAGAGGTGTTCCCCCGGTGGTGATACCGGTTACGGTTGGGAGCAGGGTGGCATCCTCAGTCTTGTAGCCAGCATTGAGCATGCCCTCCATGGTATAGGCATCCCCCATCAGGTTGGAGAAACCGCGGATCATTTGGGGATTCCGGACGCTGAACATACGCAGGGCGGCTTGTCCCTGAAGTGTTCTAGCTCCCTGCATGATGGCTTGCTGCATATTTACTTGACCCTCACCAGTACCGATGCTGATGTTGGCACCGGTAGCCGTGAAGGCAGCTTGCAACCTGGCCTGGAAAGTCTCTATCTTGGGTTCATTGATCCCGGCTTGAGTGAGGACACTGAATTCCTGAAGTGCCCCCTTTACCTGGTCGGGTGAACCACCACCCCAAATAGCTCGCATGGTGGCACCCTCAAAACCACTCTTGATACCGCTTGCGATCATGCCAGATAAGCCTTTCATCCATTCCGGCATGCCCTCATCGTCGCCCGCGGCGGCTACTGTGCCTTCCCCACCAATGTCCCCACCCTTGCCACCACCTGTGGTTTGACCGGCCTTGCCACCCCGGATGTAAGTTCCCGTTTTGGGAGCGCGGTGGGCGGCCTTGGGATGTAAGATCCCGCCTACCAGATCCTTGATATCCTCGCCCTTGGCACCGGCATAGGTCTGAAGAGTAGGTAGGTTAGTTTTGATGGCGGCTGGCTTCTCCATTTCGGATACCTGCCCCAAAGCACCAACCAGCATGGTTGACATCGTTTCCAGATCGACTGGAGCTGTGGCTTCTCGGCCACCAGGTCCACCTACAATACCGAAGGCTTCGGGAGATTGACCGGTGGCTTCGAACCATCCAGCTGCTACCTTGCGAGCTTCGACTTCCCCCTCGTCCCTGAGGCCACGAAACTGCTTACTTTCTCTGATCCAGGGTTTCATGGTTTGATAGAATAACTCACCCTGTTCTTGAGTAGTCTTACCCATTTCAAGTGCCCGTTCTCGGGCGCCGTATAGGATACCAAGGTAAGCGGCTGGTTCCAGACCAATGCCGGGGGTCTGGGCTAACTGTGCCACATCTGCGTTTACATCGGTGGTGTACTTGGCCTCGATGGCAGTGAGTTTGCCACCCACCACATTCATGATATCCGGCTTGCCGCTGATCATTCTTCTAGGACTGGCTCTGGCTACGTCTTCAGCCGTAACTGCACCTGGCGCGATGGCCTGCAGACCGCGCAAAAAATAGGATTCAGGGATACGCACAGTTCCCTGTGGTCCACCAGGTCCAATCTGTGAAGCCACCAATGGTTCGCCAGCATAACGGGCAGAGAGAGTTTCCTCAAACTTCCCGCCAGCTTCCGTGGCAGCAGTTTTAGCAGAGCTGAAGATCTTCTGGTATTGCTCTGTTGGCATACCGATAATACGGGCTAGAACCTCCATGGGGGCACGAGCATTGATCTGGCTCTGAATAGTTTGGGAATAAGGGGAGGGGACACCCAGAATACCCTGGAACATAGAGGCTGAAATGCTGTACTCGCTTACCGGGTACTGTTGCCCACCAGCCACGGCTGTGCCTTCAGCAGTAGCTTCACCGGGAAATATCTTCTGTAACTGCCGGATAGCGGCCGGGATCTGGCCTTCACGACCGGCATATTTCTCGGCTACAGCCTGGTTGAGCATCGCCATCTCTTCTACAGTCGGGGTGGCGCTGCGCTGTTTCATACTTTGATAAAGCACACGTGCTGCTCCTACCGGACCACCTTGGGCCAGCTCACCAAAGGTCATCCCAAAGGGACCGGGAATGGTCTCGGAGAATGGCCCCAGGTTGACCTCAGACCCACCTACCATACGAGCTTTGCCAAGTCCTTCCCCTCCGATCAGGGCATTGGTGACAGCCGCAGTCAGACCGGCCAGCCCCAAGGGACTTGACAGGGGATCAGCGCCTTTGGGGAACACATCCCGCAAAGCTACACCTACACCCTGTCCGGTTTTTTGGCGAGCGACAATAGCTGCTTCCAGCTGGGTCATCTGCTCAGGGGTGGAGGTAGCTGGCGCGGCTAGGAAGGCTTTGGTGTGCGGGTCGAGATCGGCTTCGTTTAGGACACCGCCGATGAAGTTGCGGTACTCGTCCCAATAGTCATTGGCAACTGCTTCTCCCTGAGAGTAACGCTTCTGGCTATTCCATAAAGGAGTCCAGCGTTTGTCCTTGGCACTGCCTTTTGCCAGGAAGATCAGGTTGTTCGTGCCCTCTTCTATACCGAAAGTGGCTGTGGATAGGAAGGTCTCAATGCTGGATTTGCCGCCGCGTTTCTGGATCAGGCCAGTCATGACATCCAGATAAGGTTGGTATTCCTGTGCTAGCCCGCGTGTGCCAGCCACCGGGTTCTCCTGAGTGCCCAGAACGGCCCCAGAAGCCCGTAGCATGCGCATGGCATTGAACATGGTCCCTTTCCCAAAGGAGGCCTGCATGGTCAGTGCAGACGTTTCCAGGGTCTCGGCGCGGGACTTGGCGCGGCCTTTGCTTGGATCAAAGGGGTCTTGACCACCCTCTTCCACCAGACTTTGATACATATTGCTGATGATGTTGTACTGCTCATGCTTCTCGCCAAATACAGACATCAATGAACGACTGATAGCAGTACCGGTATCGCCCATCTGCGGGATGAGTTTCTGAACGTGTTCCGGGATATGTAGACCCTTTTGTGGATCGGCAGTCACAATCCCCATGGCGATCATCTGGTCCAGGTCCCAATCACCTACCTGGGTAGCCGAGCGTAAACCAATGGCAAGAGGAGTACCAGTTGCCTCAGGATTACCAGGAATGATCTGGCCGGCATTGGTGACACGGGTTGCTTCAGCGTACTGTGCCCCGTATTTTCTGGCCGCCATCTTGGGAGTGATGATACCCACGCCAGTGATACCGGCTTCACCTTCATAATAAGGTGAACGCATGAAAGCACCAGGCAGGTAGCCCCACTGTTCGATCTGTGCTTCGGCCTTGCCCCTCCAAGCTTGGAGTTCTTCACCCTGTAAACCAGTGGATTGTCCAAGCGCCCCCAGGATCTTCTGATATTGATCCTCCTGCATCAGCATCATACCGGGTGGGATGCCGGCCACGTTCTTGTAACGCCCCGACTCAGCGGCACGTGAGTACCAGCTGGAGACTTCTCCCAGGACGGTATGGGAGCTAGCAAGTTGACCGGCCAGGAGATCGTAACGGGCTGTTTGGCGGGATGGTCCAGCGCCACCAGCAAAAGAAGCCACGGCAGGTAGATAGGTGTGACCGATACCGGAAATGGCTTGAAAGGCTACATCGTCCTCTTTGGTTCCAGTGCGGCCCCACTTGATGATCTTCTCCATCGGTTCTGGTCCGAGCATGTAGCGTCCACCACGTTCCAGGATATCAGCCCCACCAGCCGCCTCACGCGCCATTTCCCAACCACCAGCTCCCAGGGCAGCCGCGCGCTGGAGCTTGGTAGCCATTTCCTCATTCACGGTGCCGATCTTCAGTCCTAGAGCCGCGGCGGCTTCTCCGATGGGGTAGGCTTTGCCATAGGTCTCCATCGAGCGGGTATAGCGTTCAGCGGTCAGCATGGCCTGCATGGCAGGGATGTGGCCGGGGGTGTAGGATGGTAATCCTTCAAGCAGTCCAGGCACAGCAGTCTGAGCCAGCTCTAAGGCACTTGGGCCTAAACGGGCTTGCTTGGCCGGATATTCAGCAGCGCGTTGAGCAGCCTGAGGCGCGATGGTCCAGTTGCCAAACTCGCTGTAAACACCGGAAGTGGGGTCGTAGCCGATGTAGTCGTACCAGTTCTTACCTTTAGGTAAGTTGCCCTGCAGTGCACCACGCCGGATCTCGAATTCCTCCTGGGTCATGCGGGTAACTGGCATCCAGGTATTGGGCATACTGGCTACACCAAACTGGCGGTAGGTATCCTGTGGGTTCATCTGGTTCAGGGCACCGATGGTAAGCTCCATGGCTTTGTAGTAACCTGACTTGGGATCCTCGCCAAAGAATGAGCCCACGATATTTGGGTTGAGTGCTACAGCCTCCGGGTTTTTAGCCCCTTGCCGGTTCTGGATGACATACTGCTCAGCCTGCGTGAAAGCACTGGCGGCTTGAGCATTTCCGGCTTGCTGGTAGAAACTGCCCACGGCCTGGAAGAGATTGGCTTGCTGGGTGGAAGTCAGCGAGCCCACCACACCGAAACCGAACTGCTGTAAGGGAACCTTGGTGATGTTGCCAGCCCCGCCCAGGGACACACGTGTGCCACCTCCACCCTCGCCGCGAATGACCGTTTCGAAGTCCATGGCTGAACTGTTGGCGAACTGTGCCACGAGGGTTTCACCACCCTTCAACCCAAGCGACTTAGGCTCAGCACCCACCGTGCTATAAGCGCCCAGGAACAGGTTTACATCGGCAGTCTGCCGGCCGAGCAGGTTGACACCCTGAAGATCCAGCGAGCCAAAGGTATTGGCGGCTGTGCGGAAACCAGGCCCACCAGTCAGGGAACCCGAACCCTCCCTGACATTGAAGAACTTGGGGGCGGTCATGGAGATCGAGGCGCCCTGCTCTAGATAGGCATCACGTTCAGGTGTGAAGGTCAAGGGGAACTGCTTACCGCCCTGGAGTGTGACCATGCCGATGGTGGCTGAGACACCGGCTGGATAAGCCCGGTTGCCAATATCGCCAGTCCTCTGCCAGGCATCGCCCTCGCCCCGTTGGAAGAGACCCGACTCAACCTTGGCATAAGCCCAATCGGCTACGTTGATCTGGGGTGCATCCAGCGTGACCTGCTGGCGAATGGTGTTGGCGATTACTTGCCCTTCCTGCCCGGCCTGGCTGACGTTCTGCTGGAAAACCCACTGAGAGCCGGATTTGCTTTCACCGCCGATCGCCATTCCCTGCCGTACCAGTGCTTCGATGGGAGTACCTTCGAAGGATAGGACGTTCAGGGTACGGAAACCCTGCTGGCCTGCTTCAGTGATTGGGTTATAAGCGGCCGGCTTGATTTCGCCGCCGCGCCCGAGCATAATCGGGGTGGTCATACGGGCAGTCTCTTCGGTCACGCGAGTACGCTTGGGATCGAAGAAACCGAGTGGGATCAGGGCTTCCCCTTGCTTGGGTTCAGGGACATAACCGCTGGTGACGCTCAGGATCAGTTGTTCCTGCGGCGAAAGTGGGGTAGTGCCCTGCCGCCGTTGCATTTCCAGGTCATTACCCAGACCGTACAGAAAACTCAGTGCGTCCGGTTTCTGGACACCCTTGCCGTAACGGATCGGGATGGCTTGACCCAGGAAGGCCGTAAAACCAGCCTCTTCCTGCACGTTGCTCATGAAACGCTTGCCAACCTGGCTACCTACCTCGGCTACCCGTAGGGTGCTCCAGATGTCATTAGGGGTAGTAGCGCCGCGGGACTTGAAAGGTGAAGTTCCCAGGGCCGTGGACACCCGATCCATAAATGAGGTCTCGGCTGTTCGAACCTGAACATCCTGTTCGCCGGTAAAAGCGATGGTGGGACCGTGGTGCCAAACATAATCGCCCTGTTTCGTCCCCTCCAGGAGCTCCTGTCCCATCTCAGTGGTTTGCCCGGCAGCCAGGTTCAAGACAAGCGCACGTGTGCCTTTGCGGAAGGTGACTTCCTGGAATCCACCCTCTTCGCGGCCGAATTCAAGCTCGATCCTGGCCTTCCTGCCGGTGAACATTTTGGTGAGTGTTTCCCGCAGGTTGACGCCGGACGAATATGGCAGTCTGCTAGGCATCGGATTTCTCCTTGATGGGTGGTCGCATGCTTATCTCGACTTCGCGGATAACTGCGACTTCCATAAGCCAGATAAAGGGTTGATCTAAAAGACCACCACTGCACAGGTTTGTGTTGAGAGCCTGACACTGCTGCCAGTAAATCAATGCTTCGGGTTTATCGATCTGTTTTGGAGTTGATGTCTGGCCGATCTCGGCCATCATCGCAATCTCATTCAGGGTTCCATAGTAGTTGTAGAGTGCTTCTCGGAGTTCGTCTAGTTTCTCCCCCACTAGCCTTCCCCCGATAAGCCCCTCCACACAGGATTGACCTCCAAAACTTTAGCATGGATTTCGTCAGCAATATCGCCTGGTAACGCTCCCCAGGCTTTGTCAAACTCACTGCGTTTCATCGCCAGGACCGGTTCATTGTCCTCTTGCTTGGATGGGAAGAGCACACTTCCATCCACATTTAGCAAGTTGCACTCACATAACGTGAGCCATACTTCCAGCTGCATCAGGGCTTGCAACCCGATATTGGTCACTAGAGCGACCTTATCAGGTTCGGCAGAATCCCACTCCCGACGCATGGTGTCGAAGTATGCCTGGCGCTCGATGTCCTGTTTCTTGCGCGCCTGCCGAACGGTGACAGTGGTTGGATCACCATCGTTGCTGTACTTTTTGTCAGTTGCTTCAAGTGTGAATGTCTTTATCAATGGTGCTATGAGTTTTACGGGCATCTACATTTTCCCCTTTCGGAGGCCTCCAAGCTTGGAGGCCTCCATATCTGAAAAGGTTTTAGGTGGGCCACACGTAGCTGGTGTTGGTGTTGCCCAGGTTGACGGTATAGGCTGCACCGCTGGTAGGAGCGATGACCGTCCCGGTCAGTCTCATCATGACCGAACCGTTGCCTGCCAGCCGGATGCCACCATTCATCTGGTACATAACGTTATCCGAGCGAACCCGAAGCTGCCAGGGCGTGGTCAGGATCGCCAGGCGGCTGGAAACGCACAGCACATCCAGGTTCGCCACGTAGGGCGCCATGGTCCAGGACATACCGCTGGTGGTGCCGGTCATCAGTTTCTTGTAGAGCTGAGGATCTTCCCACTTGATGATCAGATCCACTGCCAGCGAGCGGGCGATGATGGTGATGTCCTGAAGGTACGGATCGCCGTAAACCCGTTCCTGGCGCATATCCAGTGGAGCATTGGCGAAGGTCAACGTGCCGGCTACGATCGGGAGATCAGATCCTGAGAAGGATGGGATCTGCATGTAACCAGTGGTGACGCACCCAATTGGGATCGACTGGTAATCTTCCCAGTTGGTATTGGTGTAGGTCCAGGCCGTGGGATCAGCATAGCTTGGCATGCAGCCCAGAACATCCACGCGGGAGGTGATCAGGCCATCGTTGGGCAGACCCAGGGTGAAACTGATGATCTTGGTGTCCCGGAAAACCTCACCCATGGCCGAGGCCGTATTCGTGCCAGGGGTGTACTTGCGCCAGGTCATCCAGGGCAGGTAGGTTGAGTCGGAAGCAAAGGTGAAACCGTGATTGAAGAAACCAGTCACGGTTGTTCCGAGAACGTCCTGGTTGGCTGTGGTAGCCACGGCGCCTACCGCGCCGTACAGCAGCCATCCCAGGGTGTTTTGCAAACGAGGCAGAAGGGTCGCACCACCCGCAGCCACCACACCAGCCCGGTAAGGGATGGTCGGAACGGGCTGGCCGCCGACTTCTGGCGGGCCGAGCCGGTCATCCGAGATGGTGCTCAGATCGATGTCGGAAGCGCGGTGCTTGTAGAAAGTGGTGGAAGCGGCTGTTCCCTTGGCAGGTTGCGGCCCAAAAGAGAGAACACCATTCATTGCGGTGATAGCCATATGACAGCTCCTTTACGTGCGGACAGTCAAGACCCTCCAATGGATCTTGCCGCGGAATATGTACTTATCGGGACCACCGCTTTCAAACAAGCTGACTGTCTCAATGTACAGCGGCGGCTCGCACACTTCTCCATATATATCTGCTATTCCGTCCAATGGGGTATGCTCAAGAGCGTACAGGAGCCTGCCTTGGAAGTTATATGCGTATTGATGTGCCAGTTCGTCTTTGAAGTTCTGACGAACAAAGAATGTATGGTACTGGATCGTCCCACGCCGCCACCAGGCGAAGTTCGGGCCACCCACCTCGGAAGGAGGCAGATCCCGGATAATCAGGTCATCGAAAGCGGGATTATCCACCCGGCCATCCACGTAGTTGGGTTCTTCGTGATCGCCAGCATGGATATCCACTATGACGTTCTTATCCAGCGGGTTCTGCTGGAACTTCCCAATCCTCACCAGGTCAGCTTTTGTTGGATCAGCTGCATCGACCTCGGTGATCAGTTTCAAGGTCAAATAGTCCCTGAGAGCCTGAAGGATCTGCGGGACAACCTGCATGGTGTAAGTGGGATCGAAGTCACTCATAGAGTAGCCTTCGGGTGGCGCGGGTTGGTGTTCATCTCATTGATGAACTGCTTGTAAAGCCAGTCTACAGTCCGCATGACCGGGTTCTCTTCCGGAGTGCCCGAGTCAACGCGGGTGTTCCACTGACGCACGTCAGAAGATGCGATGGCAGTCGGAATCAGGCAGTAAGCCGTGGCGGCGTAGGCCAGGGCGCAGTCCACCCAGGCCGGGACCGGGAGATCCTGGTCGGAGGGGTTCTCACCCTCAGCCACTGCTGGATGATCCCAATAGCGCGTGTACCATACTTCGAAAGTCTCGTCCGATGTGGGGATCTGGGCGAAGGTGATCTTATCGTCCGTGGTCAGGCGCCAGGTGTTGGATGCGTGCATGGTCGTGCCAAAATACTGGCCCGGCGCAAACACCGCTCTGGCAATTATATTGCCCTGTACCTTATCAATAACAGCTTCGATTTCGTAGAAGTTGTCAGGCAGGTCAAAGGAACGCTTCACGCCATCGCCCGCGATATCGTAGTAACTCCGGTCTGGAACCCAGGCCAGGATTGCATCGAGGGCATGGCACACACCATCATTCAGCAGTGCAGCTGAATAGGCGGTGCCGGCCGTGTCGCTGAGCAGCCGTTGAATTCGATCCACCAGGGCGTTATAACTGACAGACATTACTGGACTCCTGCCGCACCCTTGATGCGGGTCGTGCCCGAGGAAAAGACCACTTCAAAGACTTCGGGGGCATAGGTCTGATAACCCATGTAGGCGTCCCAGGAGAAGCGCTGGACGCTTTCGAAGTCGTCAATGGCCTGCGGAGCATGGTAGCGAGGTGGGATTGCCACACCGGAAACGATGCCATCGTTGCCGCCCACGAAGATCGAACCGTGGATGTTGCGGCCCTTGGTGACATAGGCGTAAACGCCGGAACCCAGGTTGGTGTTCATATCGACCATGATCGGCTGGTCGAACACCAGAGTCGTGGCGCCCTTGGCAGTCACGCGCCGGTTGGTCAACGTGCCTTCGAAGGGATCGACGCCGTTGGTCACACCGTAAGCACTGGTGCGGGTGGTGTGGATGGAAACGATGTCATTCACGCTGATGCTGGCGATAGAACCCACGTCCCAGGAACCGATCGAGACGTAGTTCTTGATCGCGCCGGTCGTCTGACCGACCATGTAAGTGTTATCCACTTTGGTCGTGCCAGGAGCTGGGGCACCATCACCGGCGTTGATTGCGGCATCCACCAGGCCCTGTGCCACGACTTCACCGCAGTTCCACAGGCAGAGCTTGGGGCTCTGCACGAAGCGGATCTGCTTGTATGAGCCGACCTCGTACTTGAGCAGGGCGGTCGGGTTGGCGTACTGGTTGATGGTGATCCACTGGTCGCCCGCGGACCCACCACCAGTTGCCTTCTGGATGTCGTAGATGACCGAAGGACTGGTGTAGCATATGATGTTGTTGTTTGCGCCAGCCGCACCGAGAGCAGCGGCCACACCGCGCTGAGCCATACCGAGCCAGATGTCCATACCGGTATTGACGTTGAAAAGGTCGGTGATCGCCAGGCTGTTGAAGCTCGAGCCTGCGCCCTGGTAGAGCACGAAACCAGAGTCGATCGCGCCTTTCAGATAGGCATTGCGGGCCAGGAGATCCAACACATCGATCATGTGGTTCCCCAGGGCGCCGCGGGTGATCTGCCGGATGCCTTCCTGGTTGTTCTGGCGCCAGTAGGTCACAATGTCGTCGTAGAAGTTGTAAGCCACTTTCCCACCGTAGCGGGAGAAAGTGATTTCGACCGACCGGCTATCCAGATGCGAGGCGGGCATCCAGATCTGGCGTACTGCCAGGGCGGTCGTGTCGGGGTGCGGATCGAGCAGCTGCGTTACAACCATCTTGGTTGTTCGCACGTCGTACAGGTTCCGCATGAACTGGATGGTCGGGGTGAAGAGAGCCTGTTGCCGATATTTTGCGATCAGCTCGGGATCGTACCAAACCCGCTGGTTCTTATCGACTACCGACCAAGGGTTATCATCATAGTAAAGGTCAAAGTCGCCAGTAGTAGCCATACGCTACCTCCTATTTTCGCTTGGCTTCGAGCTCGCGTATCTGTTTGTTCACAGCATCGAACTCGGCCTTTTTGGTTTGATCCCCAGCCAGGGCATAGGCTTTGACATACAGCCCATCCAACTCCGCGGACTGATCTGCGGGTGCTCCCTGTGGGGAAGAGGGTGAAGCTCCAGCGAGTGCAGTTTTGGTGCGTTTCTCGATCATGGCGATGATACGTTCCTGCAGCCCCTTGGCGTTCTTGCGAAAGCCATCATCGTCCTCGGCGGCAGGAATGATATCGGCTAATTCCACCAGGTCAGGAAACTCAGCCATAATGATCTTCTGGAACCCAACAGTCTTTTGGAGTTTAGCTTTTTCTGTTTCAAGCTCAGACAGCCGGGTAGCTGACGACTTGGATTGTTCTTCAAGTTCCTTGGCCTTGCGTTCTTTCTCTGCCGATGCTTCAGCCAGCCGGGCGGCTTCCTCCTCACGCGTCTTTTTGGCGGTTTCCGCTTCCTCGGCGCGTTTGGTCAGGCGGTCCAGCTCGGCCTGATTCTTGGCAGCTTGTTCCTGGAACTTTTTCTCCCAGTCTACTTTGGGCTTTTCGTCCTTTATCTCTTGTTTGTCCTTATCTTCTTCTGGCATGTTCTTTACTCCTTATGGATCTACAGGTCGAAATGCAGACCCTGGCTGATCATTGCGCCGAGTTCGTAGTACTCGACCGCGAATCGGGCAACCCCAGCCACCGGAGTACCGCCCACCGTGAGCATCAGGGTAGGCGCGGTGTGGTAATACACCCCGTTGGTGAAGGTGTTGTAGTTACCAGCCGTTGCCATGGAGAAGTTGGTGAAGGCGATCAGGGACGTGGATGTGGTTGTGATGCCCAGCGAGACGCGCGTGTTGCCATCTGCAACAGTGTGGCAGATGGCGAGGGCGTGCGTGATATACGAGCCAGCCGGGAGAGTTATGACCGCATTGGTTTCCGAGACGGCCGTGGTGATGGTCTTCTGGAAAAAAATGGTCTTTGGTTCATACGAAACACCCTGGATATCGACAGGGCCCGCTTTGCTAAAGCGGAGTACGGGTTGAGTTCCCAGCACGAGAGACATATTCACCTCCAGTGAAGTAGAGACGGATGGACCGATTTTCACTATTCATGGTGAATATGTCTGTTCTTTTGCTGTAAAAAGCCCCCAAAACCTATAAACTTATTGTACTATAAAACCTAACAATAATGTCACTTTCCTCCAAGCTTGGAGGACGATTGGGGCGGTTTTTGCAATCCCTGGGGTATCGGGTGGTCTTTGACCGAGAACTTTGCCTTGATTTTGGCTTCAAAGAGCTGTTTTTCGGTGATTACGGCCCCTTCGTACAATTCTCCGATATAGGAACAGGCTTCCTGGAAAAGATTCTCCAAAGTAGCCACTTTGCCCTGCATGCGCTCCAACTCGACCATGTAGGGTTTGATCAGGGCTAAAGCGGCCTGGGAAATGACATCGGCGGCGTCGGCGGTGTTTTTGCGGCGGCTGATGAGCGCGCCGACGATCTGAGGCACGATGGTGATCAGGGCGACGAGTATTCCGGCGGTGATTGCATCCATTAGTGGTTTTCTCCTGCCTTGGCGATAAAGGCGTGGTTGAGGCCTGAAATCAGAATGTAGGGCATAAAGGCCAGGATGATGACCGAATGAACGCGGATTATGAGCGACCAGATATTCTGGGTCTGGATCGATAGAGGGAATCCCACCAGAGCAACTGCGTGGAACACCAGGGTATTGGCGAAATAGGTAAAAACTGGCAACACCAGCCAGATACCACGTTTATACTTCCTGATCCACCAGTTCCAGTTGAAAATGCCCAGGGAGCACAGGATAACGATAATCAGGTGTAGTATCTGGTTGGTGTTCATCTTTTAGCCCTTTTTAGTGTTTACGGTGATGCCAGGTGAGATCTGAAACAACCCAATCTCGTCCAGGCAGTCGTAAAACCATTTTGAGTGGTCAAAGTGCATCGGGTACAGGTCTTGCTGCCCGAAGTTGACCGTGAAATACAGATACCCGCCGCGTTTCAAAACGCGGCCTATAGCTTTCAGCATTTCCCGCAGGGGTTCAGCCGGGATATGCTCGAAGACCTCGAAGGATACAACAGCTTCGTAACTATTGTCCGGCACCTTGGTTTCCCAGCTAGGATCGCCGTACAGGATCGAGCCCAGCCGCTCGTAGCCGGTCAGCAGGTTACGGGTGGTCTTTTCCCGCAGTTTGGAGAAGTCCTGCAGCAGTTTGTTGGTTTCGATGGACAGGACGTTGTTGCGCTGGAACATGAGCTGGATCGAGACCGTCCCGATGCCGGAACCGATCTCCAGCACGTTCTGATCCCAGATGGGGGTGATCTGCTCCTGCAGGCTCTTGAAGGTGTTGGTGTAGTTCCAGTGCAGCAGTTCCATGATGTACTTCTTGCCCGTTTCGGGGTTGGAGTACCACTCGTGGACCTCACGCGGCTTGGCGGTGCGGTTGCCGAAGCACTCGCGCCAGTAATCGCCGGCGTCGTGTGGTGTGCCTTTATCGATCTCGGTTTTGGCCTGCTCCAGTGAGATTTCGTAGAAGTCCTTGTACCACGTGGCTGCGGCTTCCGGGGTGTACTGTGACATAGCCATGCCGCGGTGACGATATCCAGCCTCGAATTGGCCGACCGAGATAGGAACATCCAAATAATGGCCGGAAATGAGTGAAAGATCGCAAACGACCGGATAACCGGTCTCCTTGGCTTCAGCGCAGAACACCAGGTCTTCCGAGTTGCCGCCAGGCCGGTATTCGAAGATGGGTTGCGGCATTTTCTCCAAAACGGAGCGGTGGATCATCATACAACCGGTGGCGACCGCATCGCAGTACAAAAGCGGATCGGTGGAGCACTCCTTGACCCAGATCGGGCCATCGGTGGGAGGAATGTGGTTCTGGATGATGAAATCGTGCACCTCGTCGTACATGGGCGCCCACAGTTTCCCCATACGTCCATAACCGTCCTTACGATCGTTACAGCGCCGGAAACAGAAGGGTTCGTGGCTGGATCCTCGGTGGAAGTACAGAGCGCCGATGATCGGGAGTTTTCGGCCCACCAGGATCTCGCCGCACATGACCGGGTGCTCCATATCCGAGTCAAGCATCAGCAGCCAGTCGGGTTTTTGGGGCAGGCTGAGAAAAACCTGGATAATGCTGTCCCGGTTATGGTCCACGCGGTGTCCGGAGGCGGGAATCAGGCCACCTTCAGCCATCAGGCCGCGTTGGGCCAGGTGTGCGATAATAACATCGCGATTATTGACGAAAGCGGGCATCATGGTGCGTTCGACCGGTATTCCGATCGCAATCAGGTTGTTTTTTATCTCTAAGGGTTCCATATATTCTCCATCATTTTTCAGTCTTGTTTTTTTGGTCTTTTTGAGCGCCTTGTTTAGCCATCAGGGCTGCGCGTTGCTTTTCCTGCTCGGCGCTGATCTCCAGCTGGATTTGGGCAAGTTCCCGCTTCCAATCAAGCATGCGTCCTTTTTCCTCCTCGATATTATCCACGTCGCCGGTCATTTCGAGCAAGTGATCGATACTACCCAGGTCGGTGGTTGAACGGTTGACGAGTTCATTGACGAAACTCTCACGATCCTTGGGCAGCATAGGTGCCCACATCTGTTTGGTGCGGAGTTTGAGCACATTCGGGTCGAGACCGCCGATCTTCTTGGTGTCAAACATGCGGAGCAGGTAATTGGCGATCAGATCCAGCCCAGGTGTCCAGAAGAAACGTTCGATCCCGGCATGGGCCAGGAGCGGCCAGAAACGCGTGCCCATGGCGGTGCCAGAACGCTGGGAAGCCTCACCGGTGCCGTTAGCGACCTCGGGCACGAACGAATCCCGGCTATACTGCTCCCACAACTGGTCGAGTAACTGATCCATAGCACCGTTAGCCGAGGGGGTGTGGATCTCTTTCATATTCGGCTCCGGACCGTTGCCTGACAGATCCTGGTTCGAGCCGAGCTGAACCACTTCCAGAAACGGCGAGATGCGCTCCATACGGATCTGCCCGTTGGTGTTGGCGACCGTCCGGATGGGGTGCGAGTCGTCGTTGACCGCATCCTCGAAGTCACCGAAAACGCGGTTGAGCTCGTTGATCAACCCTTTCAGGTTATCGATGACATTTTCGCCGTAAAAGCGGCTGACGCGGATATGTGGGATGTAAACCAGGGGAACAAAGCCAAACGGGTTCTCGGTGGGCAGTTCGGTCATTTCCTTATTGATCCTGACCTGGACCGGCTGACCATTGACACAGATTTCGCACAGATCACGCGTCCAGTGCTCGGTGTACCAGACTGCGGTGCGGGGAGAGGCCTCGACAAAGCCATAGTCTTTCGCCAGGCGCGGGTGGATCTGCTTGAAAACCCAGGCTTCGTTCAGCCGGTATGGATCGCCGCCCTGAGGGTAGCCGATGAACTCTTTTGGCAGGATAGTCTCAATCGCAAAAGGCCAGATCCGTTCGGTTTCCCACGGCAGGTAGGTCAGTTTGAAGATACAGCCGCCATAGATCTGGGAAAGCAGGGCGTTACGGATCTGGACCGCCCGGCCGCCGCTCTGCCAGTAGACGGTGTTGATCAGGTCTTCAGCGTGTTGAGCTGCTTCCAGTTGTTCCTGCGCGGCGACGATTTTAGTGACCACCAGCGGCTTATCGCTTGGTTCGGTCTCGCCCATCAGCATGTAGGCGTGTTTCTGGATGGTGTTATTCAGGGGGTTGATGCGGGTGGGATACAGATCGTACTTCTCACCAGCGCTTTTCTCGGTCTGGATGGTCTCTTCCCACATTTTGCCATCGAACCAGCGTTCGGCCTCAAAGTATGCTCGTCTCTGGTTCAGATAGTCTTCCCAAGGAAAGTCCGGGATCTGGGACAGGTTGAAAGTAGGTTCGTACAGGAATTCCTGGATGACTTCAGAGATGGATCTGAGCATACTGTCCTCCACAATAGAAAAAGCGGCAGGATATCTCTATTCTGTCGCTTTGTTCCATTATAGCACAGTTCAACGCCTCACTGACCGCTGGCGGTGCTTCAGACGCTTCCTACCGTCTATAACTACGTAGGGTTCGTCTTGCAACAATGCGTTTTCGACCCTGGACAGCCCCTTCAAGAGCTTCTGAACGATTTTGAGCAACCATATCCTCAAGCGCAACATTGAAAAACCTCCTGATTCCGAAAGCGGACATACTCATACAGGCTACGATGTCCTGGGCGATCTTCTTGTCCTCTTCGTACTCGTAATTGGTGAGCTGGGCGCGTATCCCGCCGATAAACTGCGGCCACTGCAGATGAGTGCCTTCCAAAAGCAACCGGAGCGAGATCAAATAGGTCACTTTCTGCCCGCCGCTGAAGTCCATACCCTGGATGCCGCGCACGATGCCCATAGGGGAGACGTAACCATAACGGTACTCGCTGTCCTCGGCTTCCTGGGCCCGTTCGAAGCGTTTCCGGAACAAGTGCTCGTTGATCAGCTGGGCGGTGTTCTTCTGCGGACCGGTGGAATCGATGCCGGTGGCGATCGGTGAGTACAGATCCATCAAATCAAACATCTTATCTACAAAAGGATGGATCGAGCTGTGACCGAAACCCCACCAGAAGTTAGCCAGCTGAGCGCAGCGACTAGGGAAGTTATCCGGGATCTCCCACATCATCAGGACCGGCGCATTGCGTTTGGGAGCATCGTCGATGCCCGGATCGCCAAAGAGCATATAAATATGGCCTTTTCGAGGCGGGAGTTGCCAGGAGACGATGCCAGCGCCCTGCACCTTCCGCACGGCATAACCGGCCTGGTTGATGTTCTCCAGCGTGATCTGGTTCAGGATCTGGCTTTCGCAAGCCGAAACGCTCTCCTTGCTGAAATAATGACCGCGGCCTTCGGGTCGTGTTCCATCAATAAAGCGTTCGCGTTGGTCCTCGGGGATACGGGCCAGCATGCGCCGCAGCTGGTTGGGAGTGACGTTCAGGTTATCACGTGAGCTGACGACGATCGACAGGTAGTTTTCGGGATCACTGGCAGCCATATCGAAGTAGTACCAGAAATACCAGTTTTCCCAGGGGTTGGAGGTCATACTGAAGCGGCCCAACCGTTCCCGGCCCTGGATGGTGCCACGCAGACGGGAGCCGACATTGGTGATCGTGCCTTCCAGGTCTTCGATCTGGGCGGCCTCATCGATATTCAGCCAATCGCCTTCCCAGCCCAGGATAGCATTAGCGTTCTTATCCACCGACATAAACTCCATGGTGGACTCATGCAACTCGTTCCCGATCTTATAGCGAATGATGATCTTGGGGTAGGGTGCCTTGTAAAACGTCATCAGGTCAGCAGCGCGGGTGTTCTTGGACCAATCCATCAGCTTCTCGAACATCAGGTTGGACTGCCATAGGGTTTGGGCGGCGTTCAGGAACTTGAAGTCATTCGTTTCCATACCCCAGAACCAACCGCCCATCCCGATCCCCAGCGTCTTGCCGCTTCCGAATCCCCCATCTACCACGATGTCTGACTGAGCCGCCAGGCACACGTGTTCCTGCCACTTGCCTTGATCCCGAAAGTTATCGTCGAATATCCATCCTTTCTCGGCACCGGGCTTCTTGAAGAAGTAGTTGGTGACGAGCGATGGATGCTGTTGTCCCTCCCGCAACAACTCGATCTCTTCGGGAGTTAGAACGACGACCCTGGGCACATTACCACGCTGTTTTCTTGCGTAATGTGCTCTTGAACTTCTCTTCCGCTCCCATCATATCCCAATAATTCACCAGGATCGGTATGTTCTGCTCCAACTTGCGCTGGAGCTCGAGCGCGTCCGGACCGCAGAAGACATAGGTCAGGATGACCTTGCCGTTCTCCCGTTCCACGTCGATCCGGTGGATCGGGATCGCCAGGGCGATAAACAGGTATATTTCCCAGCGATCGTTGGTGGTGAACTTTTCCAGCACCTTCTCCACGGTCGGAGTGCAGGGCTGGAGGGAACTGACATCCCCGACCGTGGTGGACTTCACCACCAGCGGCAGGGTCGTAACAGGCGTCGTGATAGGGGCTGGACCGAGAAACTCAGTGGTTCCGGTGGAAGATTGCGGTGTAATCATTTTTCCTCTCTATTTGAAACCGAAGGACATACTTTCGTATCCCGCTTCGGTCTGTTCCACAAAGATGGCTTCTTCCCCGTTCCCTAGCACGCGGTACAACTTGTTATTGGCGTTGAGATAACCCGCTTTCTTATCCCAACAGGCGTACAGGTAATCCCAACCGGTATCCTTACGATGGATGACCTGGCCCTGCTTCTGCTTCTTGTTCTCTGCCATGGTTGCCTCCGCTGAGGTTGATCGGCTTATACACGGGGTTGGCAGGGTTATAAAGGTTCGTTCCGGGTCTGGGCTGGTTCTGCGGTGGTTTCGGCTGGAGCGGCATGATCGGTTTCTGCAACGACCTGGCGGCCGGCTTTGCTTCAATATGCAGGATGCGACCGATCATATCCGAACTGGCCTCACCGATCAACGAGAACTGGATCATCGGCTCGGGCACGAGCACGGTCAGGAGGGCGATCAGGATCGGCAGGGGCAGCAGATACCACAACTTCACATAATCCACGGTCTGCATGCTGGTCACACCGATGAAGTTAGTAACGGCATCATACAAATAAGCCAGGAAACCACAGGCGCGCAGGGTGACATTATCATAAGCCACCATGACGCCCATCTCCAGCACGAACACCAGGACACCCAAGATATAGCCGAAAGCCTTTGACTCTCCGCTGACTGCAAACCCCTGGGCGCTCCAGTTGATACCCATCACCTCGATGATCGCTCCCATGATACCCATCAAGATACGAACCACTGTAACCCATTTATCTCTATTCATCTGCCTGTACATTTTTCTTTTCCTTTCTGATGATGGCGAATTCGGCCTTGCCACAACGAGCACATTTCAACACCAACCCCATATCACCATCACGTATATTCAATTCCGGGTGGTCACTTCCCGCTAGTTTGGTCTGTGTAACCTCCCAGATATGCCCCACAAACGGGCATTTCAATCCCTGAAGTCTGTCTACTGTCCCACTCATTTGGCGCTATTTTATCACACCCCCTAAAGCGACTTATGGTTCGCCACCCGTAGCAACTCTTCCGGATGCGTCTTCAGGTACAGCAACTGGGTAGCCAGCTGGTCGGCCATCGGCACCCCGCGCGCCTGAACGCAGTGAGCGGTGTGCGCCACCCCCTTCGGTCCCACTTCCACCACATTGTAGCTTTCCTTGTTCGTCAGGATAAAGCTGGGGAGATGCCGGCCATTCCTGTAGATCGAGATCTGTTTCCTGTCCCGCCACTCGCGGCGCTGGCGGCGGTTCAGGAGTGACACCAGTAGCCGGTTGGCTCGCTTATCAGCTAGTACCTTCTCCTTCATCCTCTTAGCGCGCTCAGCCTCAATGCGAACCCGCTCGGCCTCGGCCACCTGGCGCAACCGTTCCCTCTGTTCCTCGGTGAGAACCGGTGCGGGCGGGACGATCTGTTCAACTGGATCGATATTGCCGATGGTGTTGTTGTCACCGAAGTACGTGACGTTTGTGATCCGACCTGTGGTGATCCCATCCGTCCAGGTGTTCCAGGCATTTTCCGCAGTGGTGGTGTTGGCCGACCCAGCTGTACTGGTCCACTCGTACCAGGTGTTGGAGGTCGTGCTACCAGCAGTCAAGGTCCCGTATGTCGCCATACTACCCTCCGGAGATCGGCGCCGCTAGAATTATCTTTTCCAGATCCGGATCGAACTTGGTGATCATCTCCCCCTGCGCTCCACCTTTCTTGACCGCAAAGGCTTTGTAACCCTTGGTAGTCAACTTGTCAAAGGTGTCCCGAGCTGCCTGCACTTCATCTTTCTTGTCTACATCCCAGATCAACTTCGTGTCACCACTACCACCCATGATACGCATTACGTGTGCCATCTTTTCATCTCCTTTCTCTCATTTGCCGCTTATTTTATCATAGGATACCTGTACCCCTATATGAGATCTGCGTCGCAAAAAATGGGCGCGGGTGCCTTATACACTGATGTACCGGCCCCTTTGGAGCCCTGGGGGCAGGGAATGATAGCAATTCCAGCACATGGGGCGCACGCTGATGAAGGACAGTGCTGGTTTGCCCACGTCAAACTCTCGTTCGCTCTAAGAGACGTGGATGCTCTACCGAGTGAGCTTATGAATACTAGCCCTTTGGAAAGGTTGGATCATAAGCGGACCAATAAAGTTGATCATAATAGGTCAACACTAACTTGCAGTAAGCAAAGTGGCATAAGCAGCTGCAAGCCCAGGACAGGGGTTATCTTCCCGCGTGCAGAAGCAACCTGCGTAGTGAGACGCTCAAACAAAGCAATAGGTTGTGCTATCGAGCCGCATGCAAGATCAGGCTGATGCTGATAAACCATGCAATCGGGCAAACGTTGTTCTTAGGAACAACAGTCTGCTCACACACACATGATGTGGGCAGACATTTTGTTTCTAAGAGAAAGGATAGGGAATAAATGACAACGGCTCCATATGTGGCGGCAGGATGTGTATTCATTATCGGCGCAGCAGTAGTGTTGGGTTTCGCTCTTGGAAACCCAACTGCGATCGCCATTGTGAACACCTTTACTGCTCTGGTGCAGGCTGTACAAGCACTGCTCTAATAAACCAGTTCACGTTCAAGAAAGGGAACAGATAATGGACAAGCACATGCAGAGAGTGGCTAATGTTTGGATAGCTCTTGTTGCTGTTGGCATGGGTGTGCTGGCAGCAGTAGTAACACTCATCATGCCCTCTCTTATGGGTTGGGTGCCTGTATTCCTCGCACTCAAGTAACACAATAAGGCCTCCAAGCTTGGAGGGTTTGGAGGCCCTTCACTGAGCATAAGTAGCGGCATATACGTACACAGGAGTGCCTATATGCTTCAAGTCTAGGAGCAAAACCTACATCATGTAAGCCTGTAACTCATGGTAGGTGCAGTATCTAGTCTTGTGCTCAGTGAAGGGGGTCTAGTATACCAATGTCACGTAGTGATCTATAACCCAAACGCGTAGACGCGGGCAATAGATGATCGCGTAGTGACTACATCAGCTCACGTACAGAGTGAGTGTACAGCACACACTGTAGGCATATCTATCAAGCCCTTGGTCCTACAGCAAGGCATGCAAGAAGGAGTATCTATATGACTAGCAATATCGTTGCAGTAGTCGGCTCTAATAGCAAGGGCACGACTTTCACCCCTGAGAATGGGGATAAGTATTTGATGGCTGATAGAACGATGAAGCATGACTTCAAGGAGGGCGAGAAGGTCGTTATTCTCGACACCAAGAAGCTGGAAAGTGGCCTGGTCTTTGTGACCAAGGCTGTGCGTTTCATCGAGAAACAGACCATCAAACAGGCACCCAAGGTCATCAAGATCGAGCCTCCGAAACCGGTTATCAAAGTGAACGCTGTCGAGGAAGCGTTCGCCCAGACCATGGAATCGGTAAATAAGGCCATTGCGGCCCTGAAGTTGAGCCACAATAAGCTCAGCCAGGCCGTGGCCGAAAAGCGCCAGCAGGAACAGATCAACCAGCAGGTGCTGGATCGGACTGCGACTGTGTTCGGGCTGGAGAGTCCGTTCTATCAGCAGATGCAGTTCACGACTGCAAAGGCTCTGGAGAATATCGCGCTCGAGGCTGCCCAGGCCAATTATCTGACCGCGGTCGATCTGACCTACCAAATCGCCCAGCAATTGGGCGAGAAACCGTTCCTGGGGATCTCTGAGAAGCTGGACGAGCTGTTGAACGCGTCCAAGCCTGCGCCAGAGGTCATCACGACTGAAGTGGCGGCTGTTGAGACCGAAAAGCCGGTGGGCAAGAAGAAGCTGGCTGCTCAGGCTAAGAAGGCCGAGCAAGAGGCCGCTCATCAGAGACACGAGGCCAAGAAACTGAAGGCCAAGCAAGACTATGAGGAGAAACTGCGCCTCGAGAAAGAGGAGCAGGACCGGAAAGATGCGGCAGAAGCCAAGCACCAGGAAGCTCTCGCCAAGCGGCGGGAGGCTCGCAAGGCCAAGAAGGTTATGGCCGTCCCTGTGGTATCCACTGTTGAAGCCATTCAGCAGTAATACACTATTTTATCCATCCCTGGCCTTTCTGACCGACCAGGGTATATCTATTTCTATGAAGGAGTGTGTGTATGTCTAAGAAGCAACAAACTGATCCTATCGAAACAACTGTAGTGGAGGTTCCTATGACTATTGAGAACAAAAACGTCAGCTTATCTTTCTTCAAGGGCCATCCCTTCGCGACCGTGAACAATATTGGTCACGAAGTGGCGACCTTCGAGGAAGCCGATCACTTGGTGGTATCGGTTCGTGGCATCAAGATGGTGGAGTGGAAAACCACTTACCGCTATACTGAGATCGTGGCGGGTCTCAAAGCTGCCAAGCATCTGAGCTTCAAGTCCGAACTGCCCGAACCAGGTCTTCGGGAATATAGGGGTATCAATAACAGTTTCGTGACCGGTTTCCAGGGTGCTGGCGCCGTGCACTTGAACTATCGTGGCACTCGGCGGGCCGATATCTTCGGTCTGCCCAAGAGTGCAGATGGGTGGTTCGAGTCTTTCGGCCTGCCCTGGGCCAAGCTGGTTATGCGGAACGGCGTGCTTCTGGCTGAGCCGCTGTCTGACATCTGGAAAGATGGACAGATCAGCACGCCCGCGCCTGATCTGGCACGCCTCTATGACACTATGGATGAACTGCTCCAGGGTGTCACTTATGTGTTAGCTCTGACCGATAAGGCCAATGGCTTCGGCGTTGGCGGTCGGCATGAGAACTTCCTGCGCGTATTGCTCGAAGAGATCACCTTGGGAACGGATGCAATGAACGAGCCGGACCCAGAAGTAGCCAAAGAGAAGTGGGCTGCTTATAAAGAGGTGACTGTTGAGCACTTCGCCAATGGCTCTCAAAGCCGTGCGGCCAGTGCTATCTATCGCCAGGAACACAATATTGTCGCAACTACTGGCAATCTGCCGTTAGATGACGGTGAGCGCCCTGCTATGGTTGCTGAAGATGGTGTTGAGTACAGCCTGAACATCTGGTCAGGCGTAAGTGCCGGCCATCCGAAAGCGACCGTGGTAGAAGTTATCAAGGGCAGCCAGCCGGTGCAGGTGAAGTATACCTACGCCAACGGGCAGTCCACCGTGAAAACGGTATATCCGACCGATCGCTTCAGCGTTGCCAACCATAATGGGTTGAAGGCGCTGTTGCAGGAAGTCGTATCGTAAGTATAACTGTGGGGGCAAGGGGGCAAGCCCCCACCACTATTTCTGTTCCTATCCACATTTCAACTATCCCACTGCGTTGTTTACTCGACTCGCTAGCTGTATAGCATGGAAGAGTTGACTGGCGCGGTGTCCGGAGATAACACGTGGACTTTCTGGCAGTAATCATCAACACTGTTGCTGGTATCGTATCCTACAATGTAGGCCAGCTCAAGCCGGCTGTATCGCAGAATGAGCTGTTCATTTGCTTCCTGGTGATCATCATCATCGGCTTGATCAGCTACATCTTTGCTTCCCAGGACGGCCGGAGCGAATATTATTAGAAACCCTCCAACCTTGGAGGATCCTAGTGTATAATTAGTGAAACGCTCGTTCCACTAATGAACCGTGTGGGGATATGGGCACACGGTAGCCTGAAAATGGGTAAGTTGGCTCATATCCCCCCGCACTAGGCAGCATGTATATATATGGCAGATCGATCGTCGGTATATCTTATTAGGCATGATCAGCTTGAGTTAGTAGCTGATGGGTGTAGTTTTGTGGTGATGGATCATGCCGACTGGTTGTATTCGTTGGTGAGCAGGTGCATAGAGAGGGGCTATCCTGCCGATCTACATACACCTGTTTCTACGATGTTAGTATGGTTAGCCCCTATTGATATCAGAAAGGAAAACAAGCATGGATAATATGCCCATGTGGTTGAACTGGGTGTTCTGGGTGTTCTTGCTTCTGATGATGGTGATGATACTTGTAATGGGGGTTGTTGCTATTCGGATGTTCTTACAGGACACCAAGAAGAAAGAAGAACGGCCCTTTTATTATCTGCGAGACAGGGATAATGGGCACATCGTTGGTTCCACTCGCTACCCTGAATATTATAAGGATAGTTACTCTTTGTACGTAGGAGAGAAGATCCAATGACCGTGATCATGTTGAACGCTATCAATGGGAACCACTTCGTTGAGGCGGTATGCAATAACGAGCCGTTTCGCCTGCCAGCTGGTGTTGGTGAGAAAGTCACTCCGACTAAAGATGACCTAATCCTGCCATTATGGAACACAATCGAAACAGACATCTTGGCAGGTTATAACCTGAGGATTTTTATTCAGGGTCCGGGGGAAACTTATCACCTTACACCAATGCTTCCCAACTCTGAGTATTATGTGCTGAAGCGCGAGGAAACAACGATCGTTCATACTACTCGAGGGAATGATCCACTATTTGGTCGAGGCAGTTGGAACTTTGTATCTGGCCCGTTTCCAGGACATAGACAAGCTGAAGACTGGCTTGATGATTTAGAGAAAGGAAAAGTCGATGAGAGCTGATGCTATTGCCGCGCTGGTTATAGCTGGCATTGTGGTTATTGGCATTGTGGGGGTAACAGCATTGATCTTTATGGCAGTGGAAGCTGCCAACAATTCTATTCGACCGACCTATCCAAAAGAAAAAGAAGATGGCACAAAATAGTTTTGTCGAGCCCACCAGGCCCGATCCTCCTGAATGGTATACACCGACGCAGGTTTTTCTCTTCAGGGCAACGCAGAAGGGTTGCATTGATATATTTTGGATCCTCCTGTCTATCGGGGCTATCGTTGTCCTGGGCGGCATATTGTTTTATATTGGGACAATCATCTGATGGCTGCTCAGAAATGGCATGGCACTCGTCGCTTCAAACACAGTAAGAGAGCGCATTATCCTGAAGATGACGACTATGACAGCCAAGATGATTTTCGAGATCCTGGTGGCCGATCTGCATTGAGAGCTGGTCGGCGTAACCGTCCTTGCCCAACCTGCGGCAAGAAGAACGCCTTGACTGAGCGTGATGTTGAGCTGGGTTATCAGTGTGATGACTGCGCTGATAAACTGGAAGGGCGGTTGCCAGATGCAAGCTACTAGAGTCGTTCGTTACGGTAAAACGACGCCAACCAAAAACCTGGGGTGGTTGTTGAAAAACCGTAACAAATATGGTGGTGTCTGGTGGGTCACGATCAACCATGCTGGACGCGACGAGGGTGAGCTGGAAGTCTATTTCAACGATCGCCAGGTGATCTTCTTCGCACACTTCTCTAGTTTCGAGATATTGTATCGTTTCACTGATCGGCACCTGGTGAACTGGATGTGCTCTGCTAACATCAAGTACAACCAGAACAAATATCACCGCTGGCTGGAGGCTAAAGAAACCTCCAAGCTTGGAGGAAATGTATGAGCGACCGTTTTCATATCGTAACCGTTGATCCAGAATGGGATGAGGATGACGATCAGTATCCTCAGCTGACAACCAGCATAGTGGACTGGCCTACTGATCCAAAGGAAGCCTTGAAGCTCAGTATTGAGAAGTGGCAGTTCCTGGTTGACAACATCCCTACTCTGGGCTGGATCGAGGATGGCGGTATTATCACCTGTGCTTGCTGTCGGCGCACAATAGCTATCGCCGGAAACGATATTCTGGATTGCGATCTATGCCCGATCGGCACCTATAAAAAGGAACAGGGCGAGGATCATTATGGCTGCATGGGCACTCCCTATGCTAGATATCAGGGTTTCCTTGTTGAAGATCCCAAGTGGCAAGCACAAGATGAACTGGATTTTCTGAAAGAAGTATTGGCATCCCTGGAGGGAAAAGATGGCTGAAGCTGAGAGGACTCAGATCTCGATTGTAGTGACCTTGACCCCGGAACAACGTGAACGGTTGGCATGTGCTATTCTGGGTATACTCATGGAAATGGGTATCCAACCTGAAAGCTGTGGTTCCTGGGCTATTTCGGATATCGAACCTGCTCTAATAGAGGTGGACGATGGAAGCGACCTACAAACGGGGTAACTCATGGTTCGCTATCCTATTGATCCTGGCCGCTGGTATTCTGTTTGCTGTAACGATTGGCGGCAAAACCTTTGATCAGATAGTCATGACCGAGCATTTCCAGGCAGACCACTGGGAGGACTGCCGAGCAAAGGAAGCAGCCTTGAAGCCAGGGGCATGGTGGCACTGGATCTACCAGTGCAACGAGAATAACGAATTGAAATACACTGTCAAAGTGAAAACTGCTTTAGGGGTCGTGATCCTGGTGGTGATCATCTGCGCGATCAAAGGCAAGAAGACTCTCAAGCTCATTACGGGCTACAGAGAGTAACAATTGTTCCTCCAAGCTTGGAGGAAAGGAGTCAAAATGGGAAACCGTATTATGGAACTCACAAACGAAAAGATCAAAGAAGTCGAGGCTAGTCAGGATATCAACTGTCCGGGCTGTGGTGGACACCAGTATGCCATCTTCGACAAGTTGTACACTTTCACTTATGGAAAGTGCCCGACTTGCTCAATTGATGATCCTGAGTATATACGCCAGGCCGAGAACATATTTATGTTGATGTGATATGGCAAAAGGTAAAAGCACCTCATTTCAGAAGTCCTATGCTCAACACTATCAGGGATATCGACCTGGCCTGAAAGAAGTCTGGGAAGCTACTCTACCACACAAACGCCTGGGCAACACCTTTGATGAGTTTCTGATGCTGCTGCCGCCTGGGCACTGCGCTTATGTATCCAATTGGTCTATCGTTATAGAGAAGGAGTTGTACTATGAGTCTGCTGAGTATCGCAGGGATCAT